ATAAATTTTTTCCAGTAAGGATTGATGAACATATTCAATATTATTGTTAGCAGAAAAATTTTTCTTTGGAATATTTTTTGGAATGAAATGTTGATTTCCATTTTTCCTCAAATCTTTCAATTTCTCTCGTCTACAAGCACACTTCTTTTTATTAAATTTTTCTTTACGTGCTTCTTTAGTATTAAAGATTTCAGATTGAGGTATGTAAGAATTCTGAGTTGAATTCAGACAAGGGGTAATAGATGAGTAGGTTTTCTCCGTAGAGCAATTGTAAACCTCATTATTGTTATTTACAATTTTATTATTATGTGCGATAAAAGTTCCTTGGCTTGACATTTTCATTAAATTTGAAAGCGACAAGCACAGAGGAACCAATTCGCGAAAAGCCCGCAAAATTGGTATTCCAATTGTGCTTCGACACAAAAGCTTTACTTCACCACTCAGTTAAGAGGATGAACTTACTTACGTACTTTAAAACATGTATTATTCGCCGCAGGCAGAGGCGCTACACTAAGTACATCGGTTGGTAAGGGTTAAACTAAATAGTTTTCCTACAAGAATTCTCAAGTGGAATTAGGATCATTACTTCCTAACTATAAGTTTAAGACAATACGCCGACTAATGAGTCTTGTCTAAGTGTTGGTCCCCATATCAAAAAATAGGTTACCTAAGAATATCACAGGATCTTAGCGTGATATTAAACTAGGTTTATACTATTATCAGCCGTATAAACAAAATAGGCTCTTATTGCAAGCGCAAAGCATTACAACGTAATAAAACATCAATACAGGTTCTTCCTCATTTGATGAGTTCTGTTAATTACAGTATTACATCGTACAGACATATATTTAAAACGCTTCTGTATGTATGAGTGGTAGCGTTTATAGTGGCCATAAAAGGCCTGAACAAATTCCGGGGTTCACCGGAATCGAAATATTAAAGAACAATTACAACTAAGACTAATGCCATATAATCCAGTTATAATCTAAATCGGTTCAAAAATAGCTTGGCGTCCAAAAAGGACAATGTAATCGCCAGCTTCACAAATTTCTTAAAAGAAAAATGAAACGAATACAGATAGAAAACTTGGGTTCGATCATAAACTAATCAATAGAATTTTCAATATATTACACAAGTATGTTTAGTATAACGTTTATTAACAATTCATTAAACTCAAATATAAACAAATAACTATAAGGGGAAAACCCCTAATAGACATGGTTGTATATAAAGAGTTTCGAATACCTAATAAAAGTCATTCGCAGACTTGAGTAACAAATTGTTACTACTGATAAAAGTTTATTGATCTCCACACGGG